GGTGCGCAGTGCTTCATACTCGATTGCTATTCCGCTTCTGGTGTCGGCGTCGAACACTTCGCGGAAGTCATCGAGGCGAAAGCGCACAAATACGGCTGGAAAAGTGGATCTGATTTTGTCCCCCACGACGCCAAGATAAAGGAGTGGGGCACCGGGCGAACCAGAGTGGAAACCATGCAGAGCCTTGGCCTGCATCCGATGCTGGTGCCGCTGACCACGATCGGCGACGGCATCAATGCGGTCAGAAGGGTACTGCCCTTGAGCGTGTTTCATCCGCGATGCGAGGAAGCCATCACCGCACTCGAACAGTACAGAAGAGAATGGGACGACGAGAAAAAAGCGTTCCGCGCTTCCGCCGTCCACGACTGGACCAGCCATTACGCCGACAGCTTCCGCTATCTCGCGCAGTCATGGCGCGGCGGCTTCAAGCGGACACCTATCATCAAGCAGGTATTTAGCGAGGGGATCGTGATCCCGCCGCCACCTGAACCACGACGAGGAATGATTTTGTGATGATTGCAGTTTAAATTGGCTGACCAAACCAACGACGAAGACCTTCGTCACGACGACATCGAATTTGATCCGACCATTGAACCGAAGAAAGCCGATGCTTGGTTGAACCTGATCTCCGAAAGCGAGGATGCGTTCGAGAAATACAACGACCACTGCGACAAGATCGACAAGCAGTTCGCCTCGCTGGATCGATTGTCGAACATGGCCCGCGACAAGGAGTTCCAGATGTTCTGGGCCAATGCGTCGGTCTTGATGCCTTCGATTTACGCCAAGCCGCCGGTCCCTGTCGTGGTCACCAAGTTCTTGGACAGAAGGCCGGTCTATGAAGCGGCGGCGGAAGTGCTCGAGCGTTGCTGCGTCGTCGCCTTCGATCTCGCTGAGATGGACGAGTTGATGAAGCTGGTCAGGGATGACCTTGCCTTGATCGACCGAGGCGTGGCGTGGGTGCGCTACGAAAGCGCGAAATCCGGCTATTACGACACCGAGCACGTCTGCATCGATTTTAAAAACAGAAAAGACTTCCTGCACTCGATCTCGAGAAACTGGCGGGAAGTGACGTGGGTCGCGGCGGCCTCCTACCTGACCCGGAAAGAAGCCAAGGAACGCTTCAAAGCCACCTCCGGCGACGAGTATCAGAACGCCGACTACCGCGTTGACAAGGACACCCAAGAGGTAGGTGGAGCCGACAACCGTGAGCGCGCCAAATTCTGGGAAATCTGGAGCAAGGGTGACAAGCGCGTCGTCTGGGTCGCCGAGGGCTGCGAGAACATCTTGGATGAGGACGATCCGCACCTTGATCTCAGAGGATTTTTCCCCTGCCCGAAGCCCGCGTATGGGACCGTACAGCGAGGGTCTCTGGTGCCGGTACCTGATGTCTTGCAGTACCGCGACCAACTCGAAGAAATCAACCTCCTGACAGGCCGCATCCACGCGCTGAGTGACGCCATCGAATGCAAGGGCTTCTATCCCGCAGGCGGGGCTGAGTTGGGCGACGCCATCCAAGCCGCGATCCAGCACAAGACGCCCGGAAGGGTCTTGGTGCCGATCAGTAACTGGGCGGCCTTCGGGGGAAGCAAGGAAATCATCATCTGGCTGCCGATCGACCAGATCGCGACCACCATTCAAGGCTTGGTGGCGCTGCGCAAGCAGATCATCGACGACATCTACCAGATCATGGGTCTGTCAGACATCATGCGGGGATCAACTTCCCCTGAAGAGACCCTTGGTGCCCAGCAACTGAAATCCGAATACGGCTCGACCCGCATCCGCGACAAGCAGCAGGAACTGGTGCGGCTGGCCAGAGACCTCGTCGAGATCACGAGTGAGATCATCACCGACAAATTCTCTGACAAGACCATCATCGAGATGAGCCAGACGCAATTGCCGACGCAGGCGATGCAGAAGAAGCAGGTAGGTGACATTCAGAAGCAACTGACAGACGCCCAGACCGCGATGCAGCAGGCGCAGGCCACGCCGCAGTTCCAGCAGGCGCAGCAATCCAACCCGCAACAGGTCCAGCAGGCCCAACAGCAACTCCAGCAGATGGTGCAGACCGGTCAGGCCTCCATCAAGAAGATCATGGAGAAGCCGACCATCGAACAGGTGCTGTACCTGCTGGGCGATAGCCGCACCAAGTGCTTCGTCCTCGACATCGAGACCGACAGCACCATCATGCCGAACGAACAGGTCGAGAAGCAGCAACGCACCGAGTTCATCGGCGTGCTCAGTCAATTGATGCCGCAGCTTTCTCAGATGATCATCGCCGATCCGCACTCCGCCAATCTGTGCGGACAGATTTTGAAGTTCGCCACCGGCCCGTTCCGGGCAGGCAGGTCATTGGCCGCTTCAATCGACGAGTATGTCGCGACACTGGAAGACAAGGCCGACCAACCCCGGCCCGACGATCCCACCACAGCCCAGAACAAGACCGCGCTCCAGATCGAACAGATCAAGGACCAGACCAACCAGAAGAAGATACAGAACGAGAGCGCGATCGAGGCCGCCAAGCTCAAGCAGGACGATGCTCACAAGCAACTCGAGTTGCGGGCCCAACTGCAAATGAAGCAGATGGAGTTGCAAGCCAAGAATGCCGACACCGACGAACGCGCGCAGCACCTGAACCTGCAAGCCATGCACGATCAGGAGAACCATCAGCAGTCGATGATCAAGAGCCAAGCCGACATCGATCTCGCAAGGCAGAAGGCAGATTTCGCGCTCCAGCAGCACCAGATGAAGCAGAACGACTTTGCGGCACGGGCGCAGGAGAGACAGGCGGCACAGCAGTTCAAGATGATGCAGCCGCCCGGAGTACCGTAATGGGTGCCCGTGACGCCATTGCCAAGCTACTCACCGGCATCAAGGCGTTTCATTCAAGTCCACACGACTTCGAACGGTTCGACCTGTCGAAGATTGGCAGCGGCGAGGGCGCGCAGGCCTACGGGCATGGGCTGTATTTTGCCGAGAACCCTGCGATCAGCGGGCAGGGCGGGCAGTATTGGAACCAGTTTACCAAGAGGTTTGAGGGGCCGGAATATTTGGCAGCGGACAAGTTGAGGAAAGCCGGGTTTGATCGGGAAGCCGCGATTGCACTGGCGCAGAAGGATTTGGATGCCGTCACTGAGGCTTTTAAAACCGGAACACATCCGCCCGGTCTAGTCGGGCAGCATGATCCGTACACACTAGAGAACATCACCAAGAACATGATGTACGACCGGCAATCGCAGCTTGATCTGCTGCAATCCGGCAAGCCTGTCGGCCCGCGCACCTACGAAGTCAACATCAACGCCGACCCGGCGCAGATGCTGGATTGGGACAAGCCAATCGCACAGCAAAAGGCTTATGAGGCGCTGCAAAAGCATTGGGATGACAAGATCGGTGATCCCGAGATTATTGCGCAGCGCATGGGCATCGCACCGACATCACCCGGCGGAAGACTTTATTCAGGGATTGGTGGTCTGACACAGGATGCGCAGAAATCGACAGGCATGCTGCAAGATGCAGGCATCCCCGGCATCAAGTACCTCGACGAGGGATCGCGCAATCTTGGCGGTGTAGAGGACTTCATCGCACAGCATGGAGGCAGAGACAACGCGCTGGCGTTCGCAAACGACCGCCTTGCTGCGGCCAAGGCGCGCGGATCGACAGAAGTGTTCGATTGGGAAAAGAACATCAAGGACATCCAGACGCCGATCACGCGCAATTACGTCGTGTTCGATCCCTCCAACATCGACATCATGAAAAAGTACGGCGTCGTCGGCGCACCCGCTGGCACGCTTGCGATGGGTGAGGCCTACGACCAGAGCCAGTATCAACCGCCAGACGAGCCACTGCGATGAGTGATGACTGGGTGATGGGCGACACTGCGGCCCAAGACACCTACGACCCGATGACCGGCATTCCGATTGGACAGCCATCGACCTACGACCCGCGACAAAGTTTGCCGCCATCGGTGCTTCAGGCGGTTCAACATCCCGATCCCTACGGCCCGCTGACCAGCAAGGTGTTTCCTGACTACCGAGCACCGGATGAGACGACATTCAAATCGCGCTTCCCCGGCGGCGGCCCGGCGGTCGTGGCAGACAATCGCAATCCGTTGATTGCCAGTCTCGCCGATACCGAATTTTCTCCGGGTGTGGGATGGGCCAACCGCGCCGCCGACCGAACCGGCGCTGCCGCCCTCAATTTTGTGACGCCACATTCGGCGCTCGATGTCGGACTGATGATGCCCGGCGGCCTGCCGCTGAAAGCTGCCGGTGCCGGGTTGGGCATGCTGTTCTCCAGCGACGAGGCGCAGGCCGGGAAGAAGGACGTTCTCAGGGGGCTGACAGGCGACGTTTTAAGGGCCAGCAAGAAGGCGGCTGCTGAACTGCCGACCTTGGGCGAGGCCTCGCCGCTGTCTGCCACGGCGCTCCGCAAGTCCTACCAAGAGGTGCCGATGGGGGCACTGGCGGATCAGGGCGGATATGGTAAGGTACCCTATGGACAACCATTTGAAACGCCTTCCGCCAGCCCCATCGGTCAAGCCCCACTGGATGTCTCAGGACAGTTGGGAAGACCATCTGGAGGAACAGAAAGCCTACGCCAAGCGCATCTACAGGCACAGCGGCGGGCGGGTAGTGTTAGACCGCTTGAAGGATTACCCCGACCAGAAGCGGTAATCGGCGGCGAGGTCTACGTCCCCGGCCCGTTCGAGGGTGCCCATCAGGTCGCCCAGCAATATATGGCGGATAAGAATTTCGGGGTCGCCAGCCCGACCAAATTCCACCCCGTAGACCCAGATCGCGCCAAGGCCATCGCGGCGGCCTACGAAGACCTGCCGATGTTCGACCCGGCGGCGCTGCCCTCCTACGAGAAGATGATCGAGGAGACGCTGGCGCAGTATCAGGCGATCAAGAAAAGCGGCCTAAAGCTGACGGCGGTCGATGACGCGACCTATCCCTACCACGACAACCCGAGGGCCGCCGTCAAGGACATTGCCGACAACAACCATCTGGCCTTCTTCAGGACCGATCAGGGTTTTGGCACCGGCAACG